TACCTTCCTTCGTCTTTTTGAGGTACGCCCATCCTCTCGATGATGCTTTTAACAAATCCGGATGAACGATAAAGTCCTCCTGCGATTTCTGAGATTGAGTCGCCGGATAAGAATCGAGTAACCGCATCTCCCACTTCCTCTCGAGTTGCTGATTTTCCTCTGTTTTGTGACTTTCGTTTTTGTCTATACGCTTGCGTCTCCAGAAAGTCATCTATGATCTTCTGAAGTCGTGCTGTATTGTATGCTATATTCAGGATACCACAGGCTTCCTTTTTGGAAATAGCCGGTGTGCCAGCTAGAAGGGTTATTACTTTCTGTATATTCGTATCGGACAAGTTCTCGGACTCTTTCTTCTTGATTCTTCTCAATTTTTGCTATCTCCCTATTAATATACCAGACTGCTTTACTTAAATCTTCGACAGGATCCTTACTCTTTACCCCTGCTCTCCAAACATACTTTATAGCGTTTCCCAAACAAAAGTTCATATGTTCTGTAATTTGAATACACTCAACCCCACTAGGATGTGCTTTATAGTGGGGAGGGTGCTCTACATTTAGCAACTTAGAATTATACTTTCCAAGAATTACTCCCATAATTATTCCTCCGGCTCTAGTTGTGGTTGATAAGCATCTATATAATGTTCGGCTTTTTCTCTGCTAGTAAGCCGTGCTACGTCCTGTATTTGTCCATCTGGTCTTTTTTCTACTACTCTATACACTCTTTCGTTTTGTGCATAGAATATTTCCACAATATCAAAAGTACTCATCCCTCCTTCTCCACATTCGTCCATAGGGGTCATTAGTTTCTCCTTTTCTAATCCCAGAGGCTTTCGAAATACTTTCCGAACAGCCTAAATCCTTTAGATATTCTATCTTGTTCTTTGTCCATTGCGTCTCGATCTTTTATATCAAACCGCATAATAACTTCGTCCTTGTTTGCTTTACAATCAAATGCATATATCATTTCATCTAATACCCAATCCCAACGATCAAACCACTTAGGATCAGTTTCACCTTGTTTAGTATATTGTAATAGCTCTTGCTTTGTGGGGCGCAACTTTGAGGGAACATCCTCAGGATAAACATACGGTGCACCATGCTGTGTTTCTTTTAGTTGTTTTAACATAGGCAATATAATAGGAGCAAGTGTATGGTCCATGCTCCAAGTGTCCCACTCGTCTATACGTACCTTAACTTTCTGTGTACGTCTGTCGAACCACAGCCAGTTGAACACGTTGTAAAAGTCTTGGACACGATCATCAAGCCAATCTAAATTTCGCTCGAATTGTGTGTATTCTGTAGGCCAACCCACAAAACCATATTTTTTGTTCATATAGTTATTGAATAGATTGCACATTAGCCTGTTTGGATAGTTACTAATCTTTACTTTCATCTTTTACAAGCTCACCGTCACGCACTTTGTACAACAGAACATCACCACTTGAACGAATGTATGCACGACCTCCATCAATCATGTTACCATCAACTTCTTTATAATCATGTCGATGCGCACTGTAGTGCAAGTCACCCTTGGCATCTTCAATCATGGCAAACTCTGTACCTTCGATACGATCAGAATTAGTGATCATCACACGATCCAGTTGGTCACTGTAGAACCCAAAGTATCGATTGCCGAACTGTGGGTGAGGAGTATCGCGATAGAAGATATCCATTGCTTGTGCTTCCCCGCCCAACGCACTGGTGCACACATACTTAACAGGTACACCCTCTTTCTTAGAGTAGTGCTCAGCTATAGCGTCTGTTTTAAAAATGTTGTCATGCTTGATCATCTGTGGATTCCTCTGCTATACTCTAGTTTTTGGGTTATTTTTCATTCTTCGTCTGGTTCTCCATACATTTCAGCAATTAATCTTGCTTGTTCTTCAATCTCCTCCTGCTGCTTTTCCAACTCTAAATATTGGTCGTCTACTTTTGATAGACCGGAGCGAGAAGCTACAAGCTTAAGGTGATTATAACTTTTTCTTTTTTTCATTTATTTTCTCGTGATCCTTGCCTCGTAATCTGCGAGAGAATCATCCCACCATGCGGGGGCAGATCTCCCAGTCCAACTGGCGAAAGTAGCCTTATCGAGATGATAGTAGTCACGATAAGACTGTATAGGATTGTCATAGTCTTTGAGCACGTCTGGCATTGCCAATCCGAAAGTGGTAAATCCAAGTCTTTCCATTTTGATAGGATCGGGTAGCTCATTAATGACTGTGACTGATTTGTGTTGTTTTCCATATCGGTAACGATATTCTTCTCCCAAAGCATTTCCATAGCAGTGAGTCCACTCATAGTTATCAAGTGAACTACGTGCCCAAATAGTGCAGGGATGATTGTACATCATCGGTAGGTAAGGTGTAACGGTACGCTCTTCTGGCTTGAGTGGCTTCTCGGGAGCTTTCGCTTCATTCAGAATTGCCGTTTCCTCTTTAGTAAGAGCGCGAGGAATAAACCCCAGGACTAGATCAATCCAGATACAAGTGCAACATATCTGAGCTACTTCCAAGGGCATTTTTACAATGTGCTTGTCGACGTGACTTTCGGCATTCGCATCGAAATCTTCGTCAAGAAAAAATAAATTCATAAGTCCTCCAATCAGCGTATATTATACACTAATTGAAAAATAAAGTCAACATTTATTCTACGGGTATCTCGAAATGATGTGGGCTTATAGTAGGTGTTCTAGGCATATCTGCGCCCCTACATAAATCAAAAAAGTTGTTTGTTAAATCTTCGTAAAACTCTTTATTATCTCTGAGGTCTTCCATTTGAGGAGCACCTCCCCATTGAATCGGAACTCCTACATGCTCTGCTGCGTACTGCATACACTGAGCAATATCTCGGTAGGGCTCTACTTCAAGAATTGGACGATTTCCTAAAAATACAATCAAATCTACTGCTAAACCATAAAAATGCGCGCTATGCATTGCGTCTTGAGTAGCACCTTTTGAGTATAAAAACTCATGTTCCTCACGCGTTCGTTTTCCTTCTAAAACTTGAAACTGTACGTCGGACATACCGATTGCGTGTTGAACTACGAGAGCAAGCCTAGGATCTACTTTTTCTAATTTCTCCCAAGATTGTTCGTTTAGAAAAAATCTTTGATCTTTGTACAGGGTTGTGGAATCAATTACTTCCATTACTAATATTCTCCAGTCTTGTCATAAGCCTCTCAGCTCTATTAGTTACTTGCCGATACCATAATGAGTCCCGGCCTTCTGCCGCTGCCTCTTTCCATTTGCCTTGAGACAGCATATTCTGCATATTTTTAAATTTTGCTAAACGAGTAGCACCTAAATTAAATGCCATGTTCACTAAGATTAGTTGAACCTCCTCTGGCCAATTGTGCCACTGTCCATAAAGTCGTTCGCAGTCCTTAATGGCACACTCAACGTCTCTATCGAAGAGCTCTCGGCTTCTTTCTGACGTAATGTGAGTACCTGTTGGTTTTCCAAACTCTTCATCTTCTGTTGTGACCAAGTGCCCAATACCGATAGTAGGGTAGCCCAAGTGATCTTTATAAATTTGAAGAATTTCTCCTTCGTCTGATCTAATTTCTTCATATAATCTTTCACGATTCATGCTTGCTCCTATAATCCGTGATTGCGGCTTTGATTGCATCTTCTGCTAACACACTACAGTGTATCTTTACAGGCGGGAGCGATAACTCTTTAGCAATTTGGACATTGCTGATCTTTCCCGCTTCGTTAAGGGACTTTCCTCTAACCCATTCTGTGAGTAGTGATGAAGAAGCAATAGCACTGCCGCATCCGTAAGTTTTGAATTTAGCATCTTCAATAATTCCGTCGGTCGATACATTACATTACATTGAGGCCAGTTCTGAGAAAGGTTACAATTTACTCTTTCTATTTTTACAGTCTCACAACCACTAATTAACAATACGAATACCGCTACGTTTAGTCTCTTTGTAAAGTAAGTCACTTGCTTTATATCTCCATATATTTGGTAGAAGTCCGTGCACAAAAAGTATAAATGCTACTTTCCACGCTCCGACTAAATGTTCTAAATATGTTTTATCTATCTCTTCGAGATGATTGTCTATCGCCATACCACATTCCTCCTGCTATTAACAATCCCGCTAAAATTGAGAATAATATTACTGAATCTTCGGGTGTCATTGCTCTCCTCCTCCTGGCCAATACCATGAAACAACGCCAAGTACTATAAATAGTAATAACACATAAAACCAAGGTTCAAACATTAAGGCGCTACCTTCCAACTATAATATAAAGTAATTCCCAATGCTACAGGGGCAATCGAAAATACCGCTATGATTCCTACTATTTCCATTAATACTTTTCACACCTATGTGCGGGTTTTCCGCTTTCGTGAACTATATCACAACTCTTTTTACTAGGCTCTAAGGTTGTTATCCCCGCTACGACCCCGATAAAAACAATTGTAATTATAATATCTTCTATATATTTCATACTAAAAATGCCCGGACTTTTTAACGGCCCGGGCTTGATAAGCTACACTATTAATTGAGATATACTCAACCAAATGCCAGAAACTGCCCATAGGGACAGTAAGTATATACCGTAAGTGTTAAACTTACGCCAAACCTCATGCTGCATTTACGATTTCTATCCTTTTGGGCTTGTCTTCTTCAGGTACATTTTCTACAAGATCGATACAAAGAAGTCCATTCTTCATATACGCTGTATCCAGCTCAATGTTGTTTCCAACCTTGAATACCCGCGAAAAAGTTTTACCGCTTAGTCCTTTATAAAGATAGGTCTCGTCCTGCTCGGCTACTTGCTTCTGAGTTCCTTCAATTTTCAACTCATTTTTATGCAAAGTAATTTCGATATCTTCTTTATCCCAACCCGGGACTGCGACCTCTACACGATAGTCACTACTACCTACTCGCACAACATTGTAGCGAGGATAGCCAGTCATAGGTGAATTAGAAAAGAAATCAGGGTGAAGATCAAGTCCCAAAAAGAACTTGTGAACGTCGTTCATATTTATTAAATTTTGCTTTGTCATATCTTTCTCTCTCGCGCCTTTTCAGTACGCTCTGTGCACCCTTTCGGTGTGCGGTTAAACGGGGCCGTAGCCCCGGGATTTAAGGAGCGCAAACTCCTCCGTCTTCAGATGAGTCGAACATATCGTCGCCACATCCGTATTTTCCATCATTGTCAGTATCACAGAAACGTTGAAAAGCCTGCATATTAAATGTATAGCCTTCGCTCCAAGGAACGTATACTTTACACCAGTCGTGGCTGCCTACGGCAAAGGGATCCTGCGGTTGTGCAACGTAGTCCCTCTTTGTCCACGGCTTTTGTACACGAAAAAACGTATCCTTGTTTTTCATCAATTGTCGCTTAAACAACGCACTGCGTGGAGTGCTGATGTAAATTTCTTGATCGTCCGTGAGTGTATATGTCGATCCATCGTCATAGTTAATTACAGTTTCTGCACTGATTCCGGCCGAGAGGCCGAGAAGTGCCAACCCTGCTATAATCTTTCGCATATAACCTCCTTTGGTTAACATGAGGATTTCTGTTGCCAGGCTCCTCGGACCCCGCACACCTAATTAGGCTGCA